AAGGCAAGCTGAACGCGGGTCCCTCCAGACCCCCGGCAAGGGCTCCGCGGTGCTCGCGCGCGGAAGTCGGCAGTTTTTCGGCCCCATGGGCCGCAGCATCAGATAAGGAAAAGGCAAGCAAAACAACGGCTTGCGATTGATCTATGGGTGAGGTACTGAACCAGCGCGAGCGCCTACGCTTGGTTTCCATCTCTCGCCTTGCCGAATTGCTGGGCATGGATCGGAAGACGGTCGCCAAGCGGCTGGCCGATTCCAACGTGCCGCAGGCCGGCAAGCGCGACGGCTACCCGGTCTATGACGGCCGCCAGGCGTGCGAGGCATGCCTGCTGCCGCAGACCCTGGCCGGCGAGGATGGCCCGCTCGACCCTCGGCAGATGAAGCCGATGGATCGCCGGGCGTGGTTCCAGTCCGAGCGCGAGCGGATCAGCCTTGAGGCCGACGCGCGCCAGCTGATCCCGGCCGGCGAAGTCGAGTCGGAGATGGCCGAGGTGGTGCGCGGCTTCGTGCAGTTCCTCGACACGCTGCCCGACCAGCTCGAACGCGACGTCGGCCTGAGCGCCGAGCAGGTCGAGGCAGTCAACAAGTCCGTCGTGAAGCAGCGCGCCGCGCTCTACGCGCAGCTGCAGGCCGAGGACATGGACGAAGCGGCGAATGGCTGAGCTGGCGTTCGGCTCGGCTCGCGAGATCCGGCGCGGCGTGCTGGAGATGGTGCGACCGCCGCAGGAAACGACGGTCGCCGAGTCGGCCTCGCGCAACCTGCGGATCGTCAATCCGTCCGGGGCGTCGGGCAACTGGTCGCCGGAGACGGCGCCGTACATGGTCGAGCCGATGAACATGGCGCGCTCGCGCTTGTTCGAAGCCGTCGTGTTCATGGGTCCGGCGCGCAGCGGCAAGACGATCGCCCTGGTCGACGGCGTGCTGGCGTACAGCATCGTCGACGATCCGGCCGACTGCATGGTCATTCAGACCTCGCAGCTGCAGGCCGAGCTTTACAGCAAGACCCGCATCCGGCGCGCCATCCAAGGCAGCCCGGAGCTGCGCAGCAGGCTTAGCCCGCGCGCGCACGATGACAACGTCTACATGAAGACGTTTCGGTCGGGTATGAATGTGCTGTTCGGATGGCCGAGCTTGGGCCAGCTGAGCGGCAAGGACATCAGGCGCGTCCTGATGACCGACGTGGACAACTTCACCGGCGACATGGCGCTGGACGAGGCTTTCGGCCTGGCACTGAAGCGGACGCAGACGTACATGTCGGCGGGAATCTGCATCGCCGAGTCGAGCCCGGCGCGCGACTACGCGGACGCGAAGTGGCGTCCGTCGAGCTTGCATGAAGCCCCGCCGGCGGACGGCATCGCCTCGCTGTTCAACCGCGGCGACCGTCGGCTCTGGTACTGGCCGTGCCCGGACTGCAAGGAGCCGTTCGCGGCCACTGCTGGGCTGGGCCTGTTCGCCCTGCCGGATGAGGAAGAACTGCGCGAGCGCGTGCAGGTCGAGGACGTGCTGCAGCTGGCCGAAAGGTACAGCCGCGTGGTCTGCCCACACTGCGGGACGGCGATCGACCCGAAGCACAAGCGCGCGATGAATGAGGCCGGGCGGTGGGTCGCCGAAGGCCAGCGGATGTGGCCAGACGGCACGGTCACCGGCGAGGCGCGGCGGTCGCGCGTAGCGAGCTACTGGCTCGGCGGCGTGGCGGCGGCGTATCAGCCGTGGCTGTCGCTGGTCGAGCGATACCTGCATGCGCTGAAGCAGTACGCGCTCACGGGCGAGGTCAAGCCGTTGAAGTCGACGGTCAACGTCGACCAGGCCATGCCCTTCCTTCCGCCGGCCGCCAACGCCAAGCGCGACGGCCACGAGCTGCAGGGCAGGGCGGAAGAGTCGGCGCAGGGCTTCGTGCCCCGCGGTGTGCGCTTCCTGACGGCTCAGGTCGACGTGCAGGCCGGCAAGCGCGCGGGCTTCGAGGTGCTGGTCACCGGCTGGGGGCCGCAGCGCGAGAAGTGGTGGATCGACCGTTTCCGGCTTCGCACCAGCGAGCGCGAGCAGGACGGCGAGCTGCTGCCGATGGATCCGAGCGCCTACGTCGAGGACTGGCGCAGGCTGATCTCCAAGGTCATCGAGCGCCGGTATCCGCTGGCCGACGGCAGCGGGCGGACGATGCCGATCCGCGTGGTGCTGTGCGACTCGGGCGGCAAGGGCGGCAAGGATGGCGACGCGGGTGTGACGGCGCGGGCCTATGAGTTTTGGCGCGAGCTGAAGCGCGCCGGCTTGGGGCATCGCCTCCGGCTGGTCAAGGGCGGCAGCAGCGCCAACGCGCCGCGCGTGCACGAAGCGTACCCGGACACTCGGGCGCGCAAGGATCGGAACAGCGGCAGCGCCGGCGACGTGCCGGTTCTGATGCTGAACACCGACGCGCTCAAGGACGTGCTGGCCGCGGACCTTCGGCGCGAAGAGCCAGGCCCCGGCTATCTGCACGTCCCCGACTGGGCGCCGGCTTCGATGCTGGACGAGCTGACCGCCGAGACGCGCACGGCCAAGGGCTGGGTCGCGATGGGGCGGAAGCACAACGAAACGCTGGACCTCTCCGTCTACGGCGAGGCGGCATGGCTCCACCTTGGCGCCGACAAGATCAACTGGACCGCGCCGCCGGCGTGGGCCAAGTCGCAAGACGAAAACCCGGAAGTCCGCAAGGACGCCGACGAAGCACCGCAACCGCCCCGCGTCATCCGACGCGGCAACCGAACGGCAGGAGTGCAGCTATGACCGACTACCGTTCCCGACTGGCTGCCGTGCAGGCGGCGATCGACGCCGTGCTGGAAGGCGCGCAATCCGTCCGCTATGAGGGCCGCATGATCACCCTCGCCGACCTGGGCGAGCTGCGCGCTCTGGAGCGCGACTACACGGCGCAGGTGGCGGCTCAGGCCAACGCGCGCGCCGGGCGTGGCCGCTCGCGGATCAGCTACGCGGCGCCCTACTGATGCGCCTGTCAGAAACCATGCCGGCAAGCTGGGGCGAGTTCCTGGCGCCGGCAGCCAGCTTGAGCCCGCCTGAGCGGCCGGAGACGGCCTACCGCGGCGCGTCGCATGTGCTGCGCTCGATGCAGGCCTATACGCCGCTGCTGGGCAGTGCTGCGAGCGACCTGCCGGCGTGGGAGCAGATGACGCTGCGCGCTCGCTCGCGCGATGCGATGCGGAATCACCCGCTGGCCCGCGCGGCGATGACGCGCAGCCGCACCAACATCGTCGGCACCGGTCTGATGTGCCGGCCTGCTGTGGATGCCGACGTGCTGGGCCTGTCAGCCGATGCCGCCAAGGCGCTGAATCGCAGCCTGCGCCAGCGCTTCCGCGCGTGGGCAGAGTCCCCGCAGTCGTGCGACTGGGAGGCCACCAGCGACTTCTACGGACTGCAGGGCTTGGCCCTGCTGTCAGCCATGGCATCCGGCGACGTGTTCGCGCTGACGCCGCTGCAGGACCGACCGGGCAACACCAGCGAACTGAAAGTGCAACTGGTCGAGGCCGACCGCGTGAGCAACCCTCGCGACGGCGCCGACACCGAGAACCTGATCGACGGCATCGCGATGGATGGCGGCGTGCCGGTGGGCTGCTGGGTGCGAAGCCAGCACCCGGGCGAGGTCCGCACCATGACGCGCATCGCGTCGTGGGAGTTCTACCCGTTCTTTGGCGCCGAGACGGGCCGCCGGCGCGTGCTGCACGTCTGGAACGACAAGGAGCGCCCCGGCCAGGTCCGCGGTGCGCCGTACCTCGCGCCGATCCTTGAGCCGCTGGTGCAAATCAGCCGCTATGGTGGCGCGGAGCTGATGGCCGCCGTGCTGTCCGCGATGATGACCTTCTTCATCGAGCGCGACCGCGAGCAGCTGGATGAAAACGGCAACCCGATCCCGTTCGCCGATGACGGCGCTTTCCGCGTCGGCGAGGGCGCCGTGGTGGATCTGGCGCCGGGCGAGAAGGCCAACATGGCAAACCCGTCGCGGCCCAATGCGCAGTTCGACCCGTTCTTCATGGCGGTGACGAAGCAGATCGGCGCCGCACTGGAGCTGCCGGTTGACGAGCTGCTGCTGCACTACCAGAGCAGCTACAGCGCCGCGCGCGCCGCGATGCTGCAGGCCTGGCGCTTCTACACCATGCGCCGCTGGGTGCTGGCGCAGCAGTTCTGCCAGCCGATCTATGCGCTGTGGCTCGACCTTGAAGTCGCAAGCGGCCGGCTGAGCCTGCCGGGCTACGCGGACCCGATGCGTCGCATCGCCTACTCGCGCGCGCTGTGGATCGGCCCGAGCCGCGGA